CCGTTTCTGCCCCGAAGGGGATGCGCCCATGTTCGGATCCATGATCCGCTGGGAGATGATGAGCCCCATCTCGGATTCGACGCGCTCGACTTCCTTCCGGGTTTCCACGCAGTCCCCGGCGCACTTCCCTTCCGCGATCTGATACCAGTCGTCCGATGGAGAAACCTGCACCCACGAGTACATATGCGGTTTGCGAGGATGCGGGTCGAGGAGGAACACGGTCGGCCAGGCGTGCGCGATCTCGAAGTCCTCGACGTGGTTGTAGTTGACGATGTGATCGTTCCCGCAGTTGCAGCAGATGAGTTTCCCGGTTGTTTCCTGCGGCACCGGGATAATCGACTTGTCGCACTTGAAGCACCACGTCTTGGTGCCATCTGTGAACTCGGGATGTATCCGGTTGCTGAACCGTATCGGCCGGCCGTAGATGCGGACTCCGGTGATTTCCTCGCTCCACTTCCCGGCTTGGGCTGCGACCGCCTCCTGCTTCAAATTCATGTTTTCGGTGGTCCAGAGCTCGAACCAGGCAATCGTCGGGTCCGAGCCGCTTCTGCCGGGTTCGTATACCTCGTCGTACAACCAGTCCACGTTGATCGAGGGGTCGTCCGGCCACGTCATCGCCAACAGCAGGCGGCCATCAACCCGCATCGTCCGGGCTTCGTTTTCCCGCCAGATTGCGAGGGAAGGCGGTTCGTCGTGCCCGATCAGGTGAAAGTCCCCGGAGGCGAAATCCGTTGGATCCTGGTCGATCGACATGAACTGGATGGAGGACTCCCCCAGCACCTTGTCCGGGTTTCCCGGGTCGCGGCAGATGAGCCGCAGCATCCGCAGCTTGTGCGAGTACGATTTGTCCCATTCCCCGTCGATCAGGCAATTCTTCGGAATCCAGCCCCAGTGTCCGCGCTCCCCGCCGGCTGTATCAACCCCGGTCCAGCGCCACCACATGAGTTTCGGCAGGATAATGGGCTCGAGCGTGGTCGTCAGAGACTCCACCACCAGCCGGGCCTGAATCGGGCCTTTGAATTTCTGCTCGATCAAGTGACGCTGCGTGTACGGGAAAACCCCAGTCATGCACATCACCATCTCGACCAGCATGGTTTCCGTCTTGGAGGAGCCGTTTCCGCCTCCTGCAGCAACCACCTTCGCCCGGGATTCGTGAATCGCCTGCGCCTTCGCGGAAGCCGGCTGATAGTAGAGGATCGAGTTCTGCCTCCGGTCCTCCTGCGTGATCGTGACGGCGGACGCCATCAACTCCCGGAATTCTTCGTCCGGGAGATTGGGCAGGGATGCGGGCTGGAGGTCGGCCAAGTTCATGTGAGGGGCACGTACTTTCCGTCAAGCCCGCATCTCGCCAAGGCATCGGCATTGTCCTTGCCGTACGCCACCAGCACGGAAGACGCAATCCCGCTGTCTGATTCCTTGCCCGAAACGTCGAAGAACCGAAGCCGACCGCGCAGGAAACGCACGGCGTCCGCTCGGGACCAGACCCAAGGAAAGAACGTCGCGGTTTCCGTGCGAGCGAATATCAAGGCGATGCCGTTGCCATGCTCGGCGAGTCGTTGCATCCAGAGTTCCGTCTGGTCGCCGTAAGGTGGGTTCATCCACACGCGACCGTGCCACGGCAGCGCCAGCCCGTTGTCGTTGATGGTGTAATGACTCAGTGCCGTCTCCCACGGCCGGTTGATGGGAGAGCACGGATCCAAATCGAACACGCCAAGCGCGTTTATGACGCTGGGGGGGGTCAACCATTCATCCTTGGCGTCGGTGCGCTCGTAGGCGAAACCGGCAAGCGGTCTGGTCGCGGTAGCCATCATGCCGGGCCCACCACCTTCTCAGTAACCTTCCCCTCGTACGTGATCCCACGGCGCTGCGCCTCCGCGATCATCAAGGGCATCAACTCGTGGAGTTTCTTCCGCTCGTGGTCGGAGACGATTTGAGTCGGTTCACCCCTCAAGAGCGCGCGCTTCTCGATCATCGCGGTCGCGCCCAGGGCCAAATCCCGGAATGAAGCCTCCGCCAGCACCTTGTCATCCATATAAGTAAGGGCGAGGTGGATCTTCTTCCCGAGCATGTCCAGGATTTCCTGGGTTTTGAGGTTCCTGATCTCGGTCATGGCGCCGAAGTACTTGACCCTCAGCCGGTGCAGCATCCGGGAACTGACCTTCTCCGGGAGCCCGGCAGCCCGCATCGCTTCCGCCACCTTCTGCAGCGCCTCGGGTTCTGTGGCAGCGTCGATCATCTTCGCGGCGCGTTCCGGGTCCGCGTTCTCCACCGCCTGGTATGCGTTATCCCTTTTGGCGTTGTCCCTCTTGGGGTCGTATGTGATCCCCAGCTTCTTGCGAATCACGTTGATGGTCTTGGAAACAACCGGATTTGAAATCCCGAGCTCCGCCGCAATCTGCGGCCGGGTTTTCCCCGCCTCCTTCAAGTCCCACAGGCGCTGTTGTTTCGCGGTCAATTTCATTCCGAGGAGGGCCATCAGTGAAGAATCCCCTTCTTCGCCCGCTCCAGGTCCGCCGGCAGCACCTCCGGCACGACCGGGTGCCGCTCCCCCACAATCCGGTTCAACTCCTCGAGCATGATCTGCTGCCCCTGAACCTGCCCCTGGGCCATGCCATGCGAAAACCCGCGCCGGTACGCCTCGTCCTGCTTCAACGTCACATCCAGAACGTAGTTATCCCGCATCCGCGCCAGCAACGGCTCTGCCACCCACTGCCGGAATTTCAGGAGAGGGTTCACAAGGTAAGCGTGTGCGGAAAGTTCGGGGAGTCTGTGATGGTCGTAGTGGTTGCTTGAAATGACGATCCTGCGGTCGTCCACCACGGCTGCTGCAGCGAGGGATAAGTCGGTGCCCGGTAGTAGGGAACTGGCTGCGCGTAGTGGTAGTGATGCTCGTACACGGTCCTCTGACTCGGGACTGACTCCAAAACCCGAATCCGCTCCTCCAGGTCAGCAACACGCTTCAGCAACTCTCTTTCGCGTTTGGTCATGAGACCCCCTTCCGTTTCGGGGGAAACTTCAACTGGATTTTCTTCACCGGGAACGGCTCGCCCGCCTTGCGGCATAGTTTGATGAACCCCCGCTCCTCGAAGTTCGGCGCCCCGAGCTTCAGCACCACGGTCGCCCGTTTGTCCCGCTTGTCATCTACCTTGCCGTTGTAGCAAGGCCGACAGGCGGAAACCACGTCCTTCGGACTCCAGTACTTCGTCGCCCGCCTCGCCCCGGTTTTGAGCAACGCCGCCACTACATCCGCAACCCCGTCTGCATTCAACAAACCAGTGGAAATCATGTGACCTCCTTCTGAAAACCCGCACGCGCTTGCTCTCGGCGCTTCCGCCGATACTCTCGCATCCGCTCGTTGTAGCGTTCCCGATTCTTCTCCCGCCACTCCTGCACACGCTCAACCTCACCGCCCGCGGAAGATTCGCGCCGTGTAGCTACATGAGTAGCTACGGATTCCGTAACTGACGTAGCTACGCGACTAACAGGCGTAGCTACCACGGCACACCTCTCGTGTATCCACGCCTGATTCGGCCAATACGAACGCCCGCACGAGCACGTCACCTTCATCGGGGTGGGGCTCCTATTCCTTCGGCCAGTGGAGAGGATGAGACGGCGACGACGCCCCTGCGGGGGTGTGCCGGATCGCCGGCCGGGCCCGAGGTCCGGGCGCCGCGCTGGCCTGTCCTGCCTCGCTCGTCACGTATCCGTCACACATAATGCGTAACCCATTGATTGCACATACCTGTTATGGAGTCCGCTACTCTGTGACATGCCCAGGGCTGAGCAGCTCGTGCCCCTTTGCCCGTGCCCAAGCCTCAAGCGGCCGCCGGGCACACACACAACGCACGAAAGCGCACATCGACCCGTCCGCCCTGCCTTGTCCCCGCTCAGTTGGAAGGGTGACGACTCGAGACGGGCGCCGGCCAGCCGTTGTATTGCGTGGTGAGGGGAAGGGGTAAAGGGAGGGAAGGGACTACAGAAGTGCGCTACGCGCAAGCGGGACAACCATACACCGGGTTTTCTGGTCCCGGTCCCCTGCCGCGGCGCCCTTGTGTGCATCCAGGTCCCCTGTAAGACGATGGGAACCTCTCATAAGACTAGGGTAGCGTCAAGCGGTACAGCACAACCCAGCGCCGGGTTTTAAGGTTCCACGTGGCACCTTATCCCATAGGTGAATAACCGGAACTAAATACCGCTTGACAGTCTCAATACTCTTATGAGAGTATCTCATTACCGGACTGC